TATACCCCCTGACGTAAAAATAGCCTTATTATTTTATTTCAATTCCTTGATTTTTAAAATCGCCTATTTAGCTTTTATGCTCTTGGTATTATATTTATTATATTATTATATTTTTATCAAAAACCCTAGGAAAACCGCCACTTTCCGCCGTATAATGGCCCCGTTATAAGCCCTATATGCGCCCGCCGTCCAATGTGGGCAACTTCAACTTAGCTGTTGACATAGCCAGTCGCTTCAACTAAGCCAGTTTCAACAACAGATTTGGAGTTAGGCAAATGGCACTGGTTCTTAACAAGTATGGCAAGACTTTTGAAGTTAAGGAAACCAACGGCAAGTTTTTCTATTATAGCAAACTTGCTCGCCGCTGGTTGCCTTGCAAGAAGTCTGAAGTTCAGGTTGTGGAAGGTTAAGCCAATGTCAGTTAAGCTTTACCCTTATCAGCAAGAGTTAATGGACGCTATCAAGCGTGACGGCAAAAGCTTCATTAGAAGTTTGCAATGGTATGGCCGCGCCCTTCGCCCTGAACTTTGGCACCTGGCGCATTCTGACCCGTGTGACGATTGGAGCGAAGCTTTAGGGCTTAACGGCAACGGGCTTTACCCTAAAGCTGTTGTTCAAGATTACGCTTCACGCCGTGACATTGTGGTTGTTGATTTTGAATGCTTTGGCATTAAGTTAGATTGTGCGTTTATTGATGAATACACGTTAGCGCCGCTCGCTTATCGTCAGATTGTGGGCAGGGGTAAGCGAAACAAGCCGATTGCTGACCCTAACATTACGTCGGTTTACGATTATCAAATTCATAACAAGCCAAAGCGTAAGAAGCTATAACAGTGCGCCAGAAAGTCGCAATTTACGGCGTTTGCAATGTCAAGTCATACGTTATCAAATACGTTGACTTGCACAACAGACAGCACGTTGAAGCTTTTGACTTTGACAGCGATGAAGACCTAGCTAAAAAGCTGAAAGACGTTTTCGCTAAAATTCAAGAGGAATGCGACAGCAAATTTCAGCTTGTGTTTGACCCGCTGTTAGTGCATTTGGTTGAATGGAAGCTGACCGTTAAGGTTAGTCAGTGAAAGGGCTGAAAATGACCATTGGCAAAATTGCTTGGGGCGTCTTCATTGGCAATGCAACATTTGCGTTGGTGGCCATGTTTTGCGCTTCAGTTTTCAGGTGATGAAAGGAACCGGGCAAAATGACACAACACGCGCTTAAGGTTTACCCTCGCTTTTGGAAGGAAGTTGTTAGCGGCAACTTGAACTTTCAAGTCAGGCGTGACGACAGAAAGTTTAAGGTTGGTGACACGGTGGCCCTTAGCGAATATGACCCGCTAAGCGGCTATACTGGCCAAGGCCCGCTAATCTTTAAGGTTGCTTACATTTTCAGAAAAGAGGATATGCCAGCCGCCATAATGAACGGCTATTGCATTCTTGGCTTTGGGAGTTTGACCAATGGCGCTTGACCCTTGGAGCTATGCGGAAAAAACCCGCAATGAATACGCTGAACAAGCGGCCTTGTTTATGTGGGCAAACATGGCCGCTAACTTTGGCTTGCTTCAAGCCAATGACCGCGAAAGCTACATTTTGCCGGGTTACGCTAGGCGTTGCTATATGGAACGCGGCGGGCCTTTGTTGCCTGAACTTCGCTGGCTATTTGCAATCAAGAACGCTGGCCACGGTGATGCAATACGCGGCGCAATGTCTAAGGCTGAAGGCGTCAAGGCTGGCGTGCCTGACGTTATGTTGCCAGTGCCAGCGCGTATAAGCGTTTATAACGCTTATTATCATGGTCTTTACATTGAACTTAAGCGCCTGAAGTCAACACGCGGGGCGGCTGGCAAGACAAGCCCTGTTCAAGACGATTGGAGCGACTATCTGAAAAGCGCTGGCTATGCGGTTGAAGTGTGCCACGGTTGGGAAGCGGCGCGAAACGCAATTTTGCACTATTTGGGAAAATAACATTTGACTTGGCTTAGTGGCTGGCTTAAGGGTTGGCTATTGGCAAGGCAATTTCGCCTTTGGGAGTTTCTGAAATGCTGGTCAAGTTTGCAACTCTTGCGGGCGGCGTTTTCATTGAACAGCGCGAAGAAGCGGCTTATTCCGCAATGACGCGCTGTTTTCGTTTTGATGAAAAAGGCAATGCGGAGTTTGCCTATTATGGCGATTTGACCGGCTCTAATACTGCCCCGCGTTGGTATGGCCACGTTTTCAAAGAACGTGATTTCACTTTTGCTTGAAAGGCTCGCTAACATGATTATCAAGAAAACTTGCCCTTGCTGCAAAGGCGTTCGTCAGTCTATGTTTGAAATTTGCTGGCGTTGCGGCAATCACGGTTGGGTTGAACACGACACAACCGACAAGTATTTTAACGCCGTTGCCTTTGTTGCCTTTGTCTATGTGGCTTGGCAAGTGGCGCGGCATTTCTTTTGAAAGGTCTTTGTTGTGAAAATTGAAGTTGTCACCCGCAACCTTGCTGACCTTGACGCTAAACCTTCGCGCAAGGTAATTGACCACAACAGCAAGGAAGACCGCGTTTGGCTTGGCAAGCATTGCTTTTGGGCTTTTCGCAACAATCATTCTGTTTTTACCGCGCCTATCAATGAAAGGGCAAAACATGACTGAAAACGAATTTCGCACCGGCCAAGGGCCAACGTTTGAAGCCAGCCGCCAAGCCGCTAAGGCTATTCAGGAAGGCAAGGGCGGCTTTGACTATGTAGCCGAAGCACTGGTTACGCTTTCGCCTTCTTGGCATGGCGACAAGGTGGCCAAATATCATTTTATCATGGCAATCAACAACGCGATTGAAGCCGCCCAAGCACTCGACAAAATCAAGAAAACGCTTTTCTATGGGCGAGACAACGGCCTTGCCGCTCTTGACGGCGAACCGGCTTGCAAGACGGTTCCTTTGATGCTTGGCGACACTGAAGCGGCTAAGGCGACCAACCTTATTCACGCAATCCTTGGCATTGTCACTGAAGCGGGTGAAATGTTGGAAGCCCTGACCGATGCAATCGAATTGGGCAAGCCGCTTGACGAAGTGAACGCCAAAGAAGAAACGGGCGACTTGTTTTGGTATTGCGCAATTCTGGCGAACGAATGCGGCTTTACCTTTGACGAAGCCCAACGGGTCAATATCGCCAAGCTTCGCGCTCGCTTCCCTGACCGCTTCAGCGAGTTTGACGCCAACAACCGCAACCTTGACGGCGAACGGGCAATTTTGGCCGCTCCTATTGTGGGCAACTATCCTGAACTTTCTGACGAAGCGAAAGAACGCCTTAGCCGCTAAAAAGTCATTGACATTGGCTTTTTGAAATTCTAGTTGAAGTTCTCCCATTCGGGAACCGGGCGAGACCCATTTGAAGAAAGGTTTTTGAGCATGGCAAAGATTACCAAGGCAATGATTGCAACCGTTCTGGCTATCGCCGCTGCACCGGCTGGCTTTCTGATGCTGACCCAGGCTGAAGGCGCTGACGTTGTTGGCGCGGGCCTGGCCACCGTTGACACGGCGAACGTTGAAGGCGACAAGGCGGCTGTTTCGCTGACCGAAACCGGCGCGAAGCTCGCCGCTGACAACGCCCCGCCCGTTGCCGCTGAAGCGCCCAAGGCCAAGACCGGCTTTGAAATTGACGATGCTGTTGCGCTTCCCGCTTCCACGGCTCGCCGCTCGCGTGATAGCGGCTATCCGTTTGACAAGCTGGAAGTTGGCCAGTCGTTCCACGTTGCGACCACGACTGAAAACCCTGACCCCGTGACGCGCCTGCAATCGTCTGTTTCCGGCGCTCGCAACAAGTATGCCGTTGAAACCGGCGAAACCGAAACCGTCACGGTCAAGACCTATGCCAAGAGCGAAACCGGCAAGGGCTTTGCGAAGGGCGCTGACGGCAAGCGCATTGTCGAAAGCACCGAAGAAGTCACGCGCCCTGAGACCAAGGTGACACGCGATTTCACCGTGAAGGCGGTTGACGCCACTGACCCGCGTGGCCCTGGCGCTCGCGTGTGGCGTATCGCATGAGCCGCCGTTACGGTTAATTTAGAAGGGGTGGCAGCTTCAGGGCTTGCCACCCCTTTTCATTGGAGTTAGTAAAGGCAGCAAATCACGCAATTAGGGGTTTGCGCCAATGTCACAACAGTTTGAAAGCCGCAACAACTTGATTGCCTTTGCCGTTTGCATTGGCGCGATTGTTATTCTTGGCATTGGCGCGGCTTTGATTTGCGTCAATCTTGATAGTGACAAGCACCTTGCCCAAATTGTCGCCGCTCTTGGCTTCATTGGCAGCGCAATAACTGGCTTGGTTGCCATTGGTGGCGGCTTTCGATTTGGCACCGCTAAAAATCCGCCGCTTGTTGACAATTCCACCACAAACGAAGTTGCAAAGTGATGGCTGTTACGGCTCACTTGCACGAAGTGGCGATTGCCCTAATTGCGGCAATTGGTGGCGGTGGCGCTCTTGGCGCTTGGTTCACACATAGGCGCGACTTGCCTAAAGCTAGGGCTGAAGCTAGAAACATGGATTGGGCGCGCTTCCAAAATGAAATTGCACGGCTTGACGCTAAGATAACAGCGCAAGACGCTAGGATTACTGAACTTGAACGCGAAGTTGCAACTTGCCACGAAACGAAAGAAGCACAAGCTTTTGAACTGGCTAAGCAAGAACGCGAAATTGAAGAATTGCGTTCGCGGCTGATTATTCAGGAAGGTTCCCACAATGTCTAAGCTTCCCGCCCTTGGCCCTGTCAAGTTCCTGACCATTCATTGCACCGCCACCCCTGAAGGGCGAGACAATACGGCGGCTGAAGTCACCCGTTGGGATATTGAACGCTTCAAGCAACCGTCTTATCATTGGGTCATTGAACTTGATGGCGACAAAGTGCGAACGCTTCAAGACACTGAACTTGGCGCACACACGGGCGGGCATAACACCGGCAACATTGGCGTTAGCTACGTTGGCGGAACCGAAAGCTTGAATGCTGGTGGCAAGCCCAAAGACACGCGAACGCGAGCGCAAAAGGAAAGCTTGCGAACGCTGGTGAACACCTATCTTGCACGCTATCCCGGCCTTGTGGTTCGCGGTCATAGGGATTGGCCTAACGTCAACAAGGCTTGCCCTAGCTTTGACGTTGACGCCTGGATTAAAGCCGGAATGCCTCTTGATTGAAAGGAAGGCCATGTTTGCCAAATCCGTTGCCCTTGTGCTTGCCTTCGCAACCCTGACCATTGGGGCTTGTGCGCCCGCGTCAGGCCCGTCAGCGACCGCGCCAGCCCTTCAGGCCACCACCCTTGACGAAAAGGGGCTTTATGCCGCTGAAGCCCTTTATAACGTGCCAGCGCAAGCCTTTTTGGCCGCTGACGCTGCTGGCAAGCTTTCGCCGGAACGCAAGGCGAAGCTGAAGCCTCTTTTGGCTGACGCTTACAAGGCGTTGCTTGGCCTTCGCATGGCTTACGCCTTGGGCAACGCGGCTGACTTCAACGCGAAGCTTGCCGCCCTGACCACTCTTAGCGAAAGGTTGAACCATGAACTTTAAGGCTGTTCTTGAAACGCTTGAAGAAGGCGTTGCAGTTGTCGAAAAGCTCGCCCCGCTCGCCGCTGCTATTGGCGGGCCTGTTGTGGGCAATGTTGCAAATGTTGTTTTGACCGTTTCCGATATTGCACACAATGTTGTCAATCGGGCGGTTGAAGTTGAACACGTTTTTTCTTCTGAAGACCTTGAAGCAATCAACACCATGCTTAACAAGCTGTCTGTTCAGAACGACAAGTTGGCTGAAGCTATCCGCAACAGCTAGGTTAATTTCAGTTTAGATAGGAGCGGGGCGGGCCATTGGTTCCGCCCCTTTCTTTTGCGCTGTTCACTTGACAAAAGCGTGTTATTAGGTTTGCATTATGTGGAACCAACCCGTTGCCATTTTTGAAGACGAAGACGAAGAAGCCCTTAAAAGCGAGTTTATCCGCTTAAGCGCCCTTCACCCTACACGCACGCCCGATGAAATAGCGGCTTACGTTTTCAGGAACCAACGCGACCCCGGCTTAAGGTCAGCGCAAGCCGCGATGGTTTGGCTTAAAGATATTGGCGTTTTGGAACGCATTAGGGAAGCTCGCCTTAACGGCGGTGTTGAACCGGCTGGCATTCATACGCTTGAAGAAAAGCTTAGGAAGCTCCAAGTTTTGTATGAAGACGAAAGCCAAGAGTTGAAAGACCGCTTGGCCGCTATGCGCCTTCATGCTGAAATGTCTGGCCAGATTGTTAAAGCCATTGACAAGCGAGTTGACAACACAAAAGCCAAGTCGTTTCCAACTGTTGTGATTAAGCGTTATGACGATTGAACGCGGCATTGGCGACAACGGCGGGCCACCTTTAGAAATTGAATTAACTGACCCGCAATATAGGCTTGTTACGACTGACAAGCAATTTCCTGCTATGGTTGCTGGCTTTGGTGCTGGCAAAACAAACGCGCTTATGAAGCGTTGCTTGCGGCTTAAGTTTGAATATCCTGAACAAAATGTTGCCTATTATCTGCCAACTTATGACTTGGTTAGAACAATTGCGTTCCCGCGCTTTATTGAAGAACTTGCCGCCTTGGGAATGTTTGAAAAAGAGCATTACACGCTAGTTCAATCGCTGACGCCAATGATTAAGATTATTGGCGGCGGTCAAATCATTTTGCGCACTATGGACAATCCGGGGCGCATTGTTGGTTATGAAGTCGCTGACAGCTTCATTGACGAACTCGACACAATGAAAGAAGCTGACGCTAAAACGGCGTGGCAAAAGATATTGGCGCGCAACCGTCAAAAGAAGCCTGACGGCTCCAAGAACACTATTGCAGTTGGCACCACTCCTGAAGGCTTCAAGTTTGTTTACAACCGTTGGAAAAAAGAGCCGCCTAGCGACGAATACGAACTAATCAAAGCAAGCACACATTCAAACGCTAGGAACTTGCCTGAAAGTTACATTAACGACTTGATTGCAGATTACCCTAGCAACTTGATTGCGGCTTACCTTGACGGCGAGTTTGTCAACCTGACTAGCGGGGCTGTTTATCCCGAATTTGACCGCGTGCTTAACGGCTCTAGCGAAGTGGTCAAACCTGGCGAAGCCTTGCATATTGGAATGGATTTCAATGTAGGCAATATGTCAGGGGTTGTTTTTGTGCAACGCGCTGGCGAGCCGCACGCGGTGGCGGAACTGACCAAGCTGTTAGACACTCCTGCCATGATTGCAGCCATTAAAGCGCGCTTTCCCAATCATGCAATCTTTGTTTACCCTGACGCCAGCGGAGACAGTCGAAAGAGCAACAACGCCAGCGTTTCAGACATTGGCCTTTTACAACAAGCCGGTTTTACCGTGCTGAACAATGCCAGCAACCCGCGTGTCAAAGACAGGGTGTTAAGCGTCAACCGCATGATATGCGCGGGCGGGAAACGCCGCCTTATGGTCAACGCTGACACTTGCCCAAGTTATGTTGAAGGTTTAGAAAAACAAGCCTATGACAAGAACGGTGAACCTGATAAGACGAGCGGGCTAGATCACACCAATGACGCGGGCGGCTATTTCATTTGTTACCGCTTCCCTGTTGTCGCCAATCGTGTTGTCAAAGTTAAGATTGTGGGGAATTAAAAGCATGGCTGAAGCTGTTGGCAAGAAAAAGGGTGTTGCTGCAACCCATGAAAAATATGACGAATTTGCCCACAAGTGGCGAAACGTTCGTGATGTTTTGGCGGGCCAACACAAAGTTCATAAGGCTGGCGAGCGATACTTACCCAAGCTGAACAAGCAAACGGCTGACCAATACAAGTCTTATAAGAAGCGAGCGGCTTTTTATAACGCGAGTTGGCGCACGGTTGCGGCGTTGCTTGGCATGATGTTTCGCAAGCCGCCTGAAAGCGAGTTGCCGAAAGGTCTTGACCCTTACCTTGAAGACGTTTCAATGAAGGGCGTTCCTTTGAACGTCTTTGCTGAAGAATACGCGCTTGAATGGCTGTCAATCGGCTTTGTTGGCGTTTTGACTGACCACCCGCCAAGCGTTGACACAAACGGGCAACAATTGACTGTTGCCCAAGCTGAAGCCCTTGGCTTGCGCCCAACTATGCAGCTTTACAAAGCTGAAGCTATCCGCAATTGGAAGTTTCGCGTTGTCAACAACAAACACACCCTTTCAATGGTTGTGCTTGGCGAATGCGCGAAAGTTGCAGTCAGCGAGTTTGAAGAAGAAGAAGAAGAACGCTATAGGGTTCTTGACCTTGACGAAAACGGCAACTATCGCGTCAGGGTTTTCAAGCAAAATGACAAAAATGAAGACATTTTGCTTGAAGGGCCAACTTACCCATTGCTTGACGGCAAGCCCTTAAATCAAATTCCCTTTGAAGCTGACTTTGATTTTTGCGACCCGCCGTTAATTGATTTGATTGACGCAAACCTTAATCATTATCTTGTCAGCGCTGACTATTATCACGCCTTGCACTTCACGGCGTTGCCTACACCTGTTGTAAGCGGCTATTCTCCAAGCGTGCCTGAACCGGGCCAAGCGCCTGAAGAATTTTATATTGGTTCTGAAAGTGCTTGGGTTTTCCCTGACCCCAACGCCAAGGCTGAATATCTTGAATTTAAGGGCCAAGGCATTCAAGCGCTTGAAAAGGCACTTGACCGCATAGAAAACCAAATGGCCAACCTTGGCGCTAAAATGCTGGCTAGCGAGAAAGCGGGCGTTGAAGCATACAAGACCCAAGCGGCGCGCAACGCTGGCGAAAATTCTATTTTGTCTAGCATTGCAATTCAAGTTTCTTTGAAGCTTGAAGCAGCTTTGAAAGTGTTTGCCGCTTGGGCTAATTCGTCTGACGCTGAAATTAGCTATGAACTTAACCGCGATTACTCGCCGGTTGTTATGGACGCGCAAACGCTGACGGCGTTGGTTGCAGCTTGTCAGGCTGGCAAGCTGTCTGACGCTGAATTGTTTGACCTGTTCAAGCGTGGCGACCTTATCGAAAGCGACAAGACGCTTGAAGAACACCAAGGGGAAATTGACGCGGCACCGCCACCCGCCGCGCTTCCCGCCCCTGTTGCTAACCCCAACGCACCAAAGCCCAAACCTGGCGAGAAGAAGCCCGTTGACCCTGCAAAGGCTGGCGAATGATTGACCAAGAACTTTTTGATGCGGTGTTGACAAATGCAATTGATGTTTTGCGTTTGTCAGCACACGAAAGGGCGCTAACCTTTGCGCGCTTGAAAGATATGGAAAAGGAACTTTTGAAGCGATTGGCTGAAGAAGACCTTGACTTTTCGGAACGCAAAAAGCTTGAAAAGGTCATTGGCGACACTGACGAAATTATTGACAAGCATTATAAAAACATTCAAGACAGCATTGACAAAAAGGGAATTGCTGAAATGGTGGCTGACCATGCCGCCAACGCTTTGCACGTTGTCTTTGACAAAGAAGCCGTTGCCGTTCCACCTAGCGACTATTTCAAATCGCTGAACAGTGACGTTCTAATTCAAGGCGCTCCTAGCGCGGATTGGTGGCGCGGCCAAAGCGAGAATATCAAGACCAAGTTTGCCGCCCAAGTGCGCCAAGGTCTAGCGAATGGCGAGACAAACCAGCAAATAACCGCCCGCATTGTGGGCAAAGCTGGCGTTCCCGGTGTTATGGACATTGCGCGGCGCGATGCTGCTAGCTTGGTGCATACGTCAATTCAAACTGTTGCTAATGATGCGCGGCGGCAAACCTTTAAGGCCAATAGTGACATTGTTAAAGGGTTGAAGCAAGTAAGCACGCTTGACGGTCACACAAGCTTGACTTGTGTTGCCTATAGCGGCGAAAGTTGGAACTTGGACTTTGAACCACTTGGCCCTAAAAAGTTGTCTTACAATGGCGGCACGCCTAGACATTTCAAATGCCGTTCGCTTGAAGTTCCTATAACGAAAAGCTTTAAGGAAATGGGCTTAAACATTCCTGAAGCTCCTGCCACTACTCGCGCAAGTTCTGACGGTCAAGTTGACGTTAACACAAGCTTTAATGACTATCTTGAACGCAAGGGCAAAGCTTATCAAGACCAAGTTTTAGGCGTTGGGCGCGCTGACCTTTGGCGCGAAGGCAAGATTACGCTTAAAGACTTGGTTGACGGTCAGGGCAGGCCGGTCAGCTTGGAGGCTTTGCGCGCTGGCGTAACTAGCCGCACCGCTAAAGCCAATGAACAAAGCATTGGTGAAATTTTAGTCAAGTCTAATGAAAAAGCAAAAAGTGAAGTTTTATCAAAAGGTTTCAAAGACAAAAATGAACACATGGCGGCTTTTGATAATAAAAGCGGCAACCCTATTTCTGACGTTATGAAAGCAAACGGCAAAAGCTATATTCAAACGTCTGACAATTTTAACAAGCTTGTTGCTGACCCTAAAAACGAAATTGTTGCACACCACAACCACCCGATTAACCGCCCTATTTCGCTAAGCCCACAAGATTTGATGGAAGTTGCCAACAATCCAGGCTTAAAAGGTCTTTGGGCGCACTCGCACGAAGGTTCAAGCTTTTACGCTGAAAGCGATAAGCTTAGCCAAGGGGCTATAAAAGCTGTTGAAGTAAAACTTAACAAGTTTTTCAAACCCCTTGTTAAAGCCGGTTACATTGATGTTAAGGCTTTTAATGACCATTACGCACACGTTGTTAACTTGGCTTTGCATAATCAAAAGAAAATTGTTTATTCTTTTGAGCATAGCGAAGCGGCTAAAGCCAGCTTCAACAAAAACAAGTTTTACATTGGCGAGTTTTTGAAGGTGTTTGAACAATGATAATTGAAACGCCTAATGAATTTTCACCTAAAGCCGAATGGCAGAAAATGCTAAGCGAGCTTTTGAAAATTGATTTGTCAACGCTTAACAGCCAAGACAAAACGTTAGTTGAAGACGCCATTGCCCTTGCAAAAGCGTTTTTGTCTTAACGGCGATGGCAGGCGGCAAAGCCCCTTGCATCTGAAGACTTGACCCGCTAAACCTTGGGCGCAATTTTGCAACCGGGCGCGGCACTGACCGCAAACAGAAGGATTGAAGAAAATGGCGTTTGACCCCAATGACCCCGCTGACAAGAAAATTCTCGCTGACGCGATTGAAGAAGCGAATGCGGCTGTTGCCGCAAAGAACGCTGAACTTCTGAAAGAGCTTAAGGAAGCTCGCAAGGGCAAGGCGATTGACCCCGCTGAACTTGAAAAGCTTGAAGCCAAGATTGACGCTCTTGAAGCTGAAAAGAAGACCTTGGAAAAGACCGCCAAGGACGCCAGCAAGCGCGCTGAAACGGCTGAAGAACTCGCCAAGAATGAAAGCGGCTTTGTGCAAAAGCTTTTGGTTGACAACGGGCTGACTGAAGCCTTGGTTAAGGCCAACGTTGCCAAGCAATTCTTGCCAGCGGTCAAGGCGATGCTTTCGGGCCAAGTGGCTTTGAAGGTTGACGGTGAAAACCGCGTTGCCGTTGTTGGCGACAAGCCGCTTGCTGACTTTGTGGGCGAATGGGCCAAAGGTGAAGACGGCAAGCACTACATTGCGGCACCGGCCAACGGCGGCGGCGGCGCGCAAGGTGGCACCGACAAGAAAGCCAGCGGCAAGACTGTCAACCAAGAAGGCTTTAACGCCATGAAGCCAGCGGAGCGCGCCGCTTTCTTTGCAGAAGGTGGCACTATTTCGGCTGAATAGTTCTTTGAGCTATTGACAAAGCAACCAACCTGAAGAATAAGCAAAACCATTGCAAAGCCGCGCTTTGCAAATCCGGTTGCGCCGGTTCGCCAGGTTGGTTGCGCTAACTAGGCTTTCACCCTCAATTTTAGGAAAGGCTTAGAAATGGCCAATACTTTGACCGCCATTGCGCCCACTTTGTATAGTGCGGCCAAGGAAGTTGCAAACGAACCGTTCGGCGTTGTGTCTGCAATCAACACCAGCTTTGACGACAAGGGCGTTGCCAAGGGCGACCTTGTGAAGGTTCCTTATGCGCCGGTTCGCACCGCAAGCGACTTCACGCCCAACAACGTTGCCGCAACCGGCACTGATGCCGTTGCCGCAACCATTGACGTTCAGATTACCAAGAGCCGCAAGGTTGATTGGAACCTGACGGGTGAACAGTTGCGTTCGCTTCAGAACGGCGGCAACGATCAGGATTGGGTGAAACAGCTTCTTATGCAAGGTATGCGAACCTTGCGCAATGAAGCTGAAGTTGATTGCGCCCTTGCCGCCAAGGTTGGCGCGAGCCGCGCCATTGGCACCGCTGGCACTTCGCCTTTTGCTTCCAACCTTGACGCTTTTGTTGACGCTCGCAAAGTGCTTCAGGACAACGGCGCACCGCTTGCCGATATGCAATATGTTGGCGACACCACCAGCGGCGCGGCCTTGCGCAAGCTTGGCGTTATCCAGAACCATTATCAGGCCGGTTCTGATGAAGAACGCCGTTCGGGCGTGCTTCAGCGTCAGTTTGGGTTCATGCCGCGTGAAAGCGCGGGCATTGGCCTGCACACCAAAGGCACCGGCACGGCTTACACCACCAGCGCGGCGGGCTTTGCGGTTGGCACAACTTCCATTCCCATTATCACGGGTTCCGGCACGGTGCTTGCTGGCGATATTGTGACGTTCGCGGGCGACCCCAACAAGTATGTTGTTGCAGTTGGCGTTGCTGCCCCTGGCACTATCACCCTTGCCACTCCTGGCTTGCGTCAGGCAATCCCCGCTGCTGCTACGGCGATGACTATTGGCAACAACTACACGGCCAACCTTGCTTTTGAACGTAATGCTATTGTGGGCACGCTTCGCCCGCCCATCATGCCGCCCAACCCCACCATTCAACAAATGCCTATTTCTGACAATTTTGGCATGACTTATCTTATGCTTGAAATTGCTCAATATGGGCAAACCAGTTGGGAGCTTCACCTTGCTTGGGGTTTCAAGAACGTTCACCCTGAATTTTCGGCTGTTGTGCTTGGCTAACGGCGTTGGCGAGTTGACCTAGTTGGCTCGCCAAAGCTTTTGCCCACATTGAAAGGCATTTGAAATGACCCTGAAGACCGTTCGCATTGTGGCAACTGACGAAGCCACTCAAGGCAAATACGTCATTGTGAATGAAGAAGACTTTGACGAAAAGACCATGAAACTTTATGACGGGCCTGACAACCCTGAACCGGCGAGCGCCAGCGCCCCGCTTTCCGTTGAAGCTATGGCGGCTGAACTCGCTGAACTGAAGGCAACGCTTGCCAAGCTGACGGCTGGCGACACTGGCGCGGATGGCTGGAACGCCCCGCCCAAGGCTGGCAAGTAAGTTGCTGTTGGGGCGGGTCTAACGGCTCGCCCCTTTTTCTTTTGGAGCTTTCGCAATGGCCCTTATTGTTGAAAACGGCACTGGCCTTGCAACGGCTGAAAGTTATGCAAGCGTTGCTGAAGCTGACACGCGCCTTGCTAACTATGGGTTCACAGCTTGGGCGGCTTTGACTGTTGCAGCCAAAGAAACAGCTTTGCGGCTTGCAACTGATTTCATGGTGAACAGCTTTCGCACTCGCTGGAAAGGCTATCGCGTCAACACAACGCAAGCCTTGGATTGGCCGCGCTATTATGTTGAACGTGAAGACGCGCTTAGCGGTGGCTATGGTTTAGCCCCTTACTATGACAGCGCAAGCGTTCCCGCTGAAGTTAAAAACGCTTGCATTGACTTGGCTTACAAGACAACACAAGGCGTTGACCTTGCGCCGGATATTGAGCAAGCGCAAAAGCGGGTCAAGGTTGGCCCGATTGAAGTTGAATATGACACAACGGGCAACGTTGCAACTATTTTCAGGGCTGTTGAAAGCAAGCTTCGCCCGCTGCTGAAAACGGGCGGCGCAATGACAAGGTTGGTTAGAACGTGACACTTGACGCAACCGCTCGCAAGTTGGCAACTAAAATGATTGGCCAGTTTGGCAAGTCAATAACGTTGACCACTGTTACCGCTGGCGCTTACAATCCTGCAACCGGGCTTGCGGGTCAAACGACTGCTGACGCGAGCGTTAAGGCGATTGTTGAAGAATACAAGGGCTTTGACATTGCAAACGATTTGGCGAAAGCTGGCGACAAGAAAGTTACTGTTTCCGCTGCTGATTTGGCTAGCCGCCCTAGCCCTGTTGACAGGCTGACCATTGACGGCGTTGTTTATACAATAATGCAAGTCAAAGCCATTTCAAGCGGCGAGCTTGACGCGCTTTACGAAATTCAAGGGCGGTTGAAATGAGCTTTCAACTAGACCTTCAGGCGTTCGCCAACAAAACAAACGCAATCGCCAACGCGGTTGTCAGAAAGATTGTCATTGATGTTGGCACTGCTTTAGTTATGAAGTCGCCCGTTGGCGACCCTGAATTTTGGCTTTACAATCGCGGCACTTCTGAAAATCCTGATTACGTGCATTATTCGGCTTACAAAGACACCCCTGACGGATATGTTGGCGGGCGTTTCCGGGCGAATTGGCAATATGGGTTGAATGCTGCAAAGACTGACACAACTGAAGACGTTGACCCCCAAGGCCGCGCCACTATCGCCGCTATTGTGGGCAAGGTTGACAAGGAAGCGGCGGGCGAAGTTCATTATATCACAAACAGCTTGCCTTATGCTGACCGCCTGGAAAATGGTTGGAGCCGCCAAGCGCCTAACGGAATGGTTGGCCTGACTGTTTTGGAATTTGAACCGATTGTTGAAGCTGCTGCTAGGGCTTTAAGATAATGTCACAAACCGCAATTTCAAACGCTCTTGAAGTCAGGCTAAACGCCATTGCATCGCCCTTGGCGACAGCTTGGGAGAATGTGGAATTTTCGCCTGTTGGTGGCGTTGAATATCAGAAAGTTGACATTCTATTTGCAGAGCCGGAAAACCCCACATTTGGAAGCGGCTTTAATCGCCAACGCGGCTTTATGCAAGTTCAGCTTCGCTTTCCTTTGAACACCGGACGACAAGCCGCCCTAGCTCGCGCTGAAGCTATTAAAAATTGGTTCCCAAGGGGCTTGTCTTTGACAGACAGCGGAGTTACTACGGTTATCGAAAAGACGCCGGAAATTGCAAAAGGCGGCAACGTTGAAGACAGATATGTTATCAACGTTAAGATTAGATTTTTTGCCAACTTGGAGGCTTAGAAATGGCTGGCGAACAAACCGTTAAAGACGTTTACACGCCAATTCAAGTTGGCGTCAATGCAAGCGTTGGCCTTGGTTCAATCACTATGCTTGGCGGCTTTCTTTGTGCAACAGCCGGTTCAATTAGCGTGACTGACAGCGATGGCAACACGGTTGTTCCCTTGACCGCTTTGGCGGCTGGCACCTTTACACCGTTGCCGTTTAAGTGCAATAAGGGAACTATTGTGGCTTCCCTTGGCGCGTCTGGCGTCATTGGTGTTGCTTGACACTTAGATAAAGGGTTAAAATCATGGCTATTGCAACTGGCGTTTTCAAAAAGCTTTCGCTCAAAAAGCAAACCGCGCTTAACACCAAAGCGCCTAGCGGCGGCGCTGGCACGGCTCAATATATGCGCCGGGTTACGTCAACGCTTGACTTGTCCAAGGCAACCTATTCTTCAGGCGAAATTCTGGCTTCGCAACAGCGCCGCGATTTTCGCCACGGCGTGCGCAAGGTTGCTGGTTCTATTTCGGGTGAACTTTCCGTTGGCGGTTATCAGAAGCCGTTTGAAAGTGTTTGCCGTCAAGTTGTTCAAGCGGCTGCAACCAGCGGCGCGCTTATCACTGTCACGGCGGCAAGCACTGGTAGCAACACTGGCACTTTCACCCGTTCGGCTGGCTCATATATCACTGACGGTTTCAAGATTGGTGACGTTGTGCAATGGACGGGTTGGGCAACTACTGGCGTTCCTAACAATGCACACAACATGATGATTGCGGCGCTGACCGCAACGGTTATGACCGTGATTACGCTTGACGGCGTGGCGGTTGGCGCGAAGGCGGCGGGCGACAGTGTGACTTGCACGCTTGTTGGCAAAAAGACTTGGGTTCCCCAAAGTGGCCACACTCGCGATTATTACACCATTGAACACTGGTTCAGCGATATTGCCCAAAGCGAGCAATTCACCGATTGCGTTTTTACTGGCGCAACCATCCAGTTGCCCCCAACTGGCATGGCAACGGTTGAATTTCCCGTTATGGGCCTTGATATGCAAAGCGGCGTGGTTGAATACTTCACCACACCAGCCGCCGCGCCAACGGGCGGCATTCTCGCTGCTGTCAATGGCGTGCTGTTGGTGGCTGGCGTTCCCGTTGCAACCATTACGGGAATGACCATTACCATTAACGGCAATTATTCCGTGCCTGGTGGCGTGGTTGGCGCGAACGTTGACCCTGACGTTTTCCCTGGCGTTCTTGAAGTCAGCGGCCAAATTACCGTTTTCTTTCAGAATGCGACTTACCGCGATATGTTTGTTAACGAAACTGAAGCAAGCATTGCCGTTGCTCTTGAAGCAAGCAACGCGGCCAACGCTGGCTTCACGGCTTTTGTTATGTCACGTTGCAAGTTTGGCGGCGCGTCCAAGGATGATGGAACGGCGGGCCTGACCTTGACAATGCCTTTCACGGCGTTGGAAAATGTCAGCGGTTCCACTGTTGACTTGCCCACAACCATTAGCATTCAAGACAGCGCCTTTGTCTAAGGCGTAACGGTTGCCACGTTTGTTGACCGGCTAGGCAATAACCAATAGTCAACACGACTTGCCGCCGTAAGCGGCTATTTCTTTAACTTAGGAACCTGGCACCATGACCACCAAAAAGACCGCCGCGCCGCTTGACCTTGACGCGCTCGACACTTGCGCCGCGTGTGACAAGGGCGCTGAAATTGAGTTGCGCCACCCGACAACCGGCGAGCCAGTCGGGATTTTCGTTACCATTCTTGGCAAAGACAGCGAAGTTTTCCGGCAACACGTTAAGGAAGACGTTAACACGCGCATTCGCCGCCAAGCACTTGCCGACAAGCGCGGCAAAGACGTTGCCCCGCCAACCGCTGAAGAAGCTGAAGAAAAGGCAACTGACCTTTTGGTTGTTTGCACTGTTGGATGGCGTCAGCGGATTGAAGGCGACAACTTCAAGTCAACAATCACTTATAAGGGTGAAGAACTCGCCTTTACCGTTGCCAACGCCAAGAAGCTTTACAGTAACTTGCTTTGGTTCCGCCGTCAGGTTGATGAAGCCATTGGCGACCTTGAAAATTTTATGTAAGTCTTGCGGCTGAACTTTTAGAGTTTGCAGAATACGACTTTGAACTAAGCCGCAAGCTTGAAGACGGCTATTCTAAGAAAGACCACTTGTTAGCGGCTTGGCGTTCAACCGGCGTCAAGCCGCAAGAGCTAGACGAAGCGCCAAAAGCGCCAGAACAGCTAGGTTACTTGTGGGGTTTCTTCTTAGACTTGTCACGCCAAAGAACAAACAACGGGTTTGGAGTTTTGCCGCTTCAATACTCCGATATTCTAGCTTGGACGCAACTAAATAAACAACCGCTTGACCGTTGGGAACTAAAAGCGATATTAAGGCTTGACGGCGCTTACCTTGCGAGCGCCAACAAACCTAAAAAGCTGAAGGTTCAACCTAATGGACATTGCAACGCTTGGCATTAAGATTGATAGCAGCGATGGCAAAACCGCTGCTATCGTTCTTGACAGGTTGGCCGATAGCGGCGGCAAAGCTGAAGCTTCTGCCAAAAGTGCAACTTCTGCCTTCAATTCGCTTAAAACTGTTCTGGCTTCGCTTGGGATTGCAACCACCCTTGCGGAGCTAGGCCAGCTTGCCGACACTTTCAAAAACATTGAAGGGCGGCTTAGCCTTGTCACAACCGGCACCGCTGAACTTGCGCAAGTTACTGACAAGCTGTTTGAAGTTTCGCAACGTTCGCGGGTTGGCTTTGAAGCGACTAGCGACCTTTACGCGAGCTTGGCGCGTTCCACCAAAACACTAGGCACAACCCAAAAAGACTTGTTGGCTGTTACTGAAACAATCAACAAGGCGCTTATCGTGTCAGGCGCTTCAGCCGCCACGGCGCAAGGGGCGCTGACCCAACTTGGCCAGGGCTTCGCGAGCGGCACGCTTCGCGGCGATGAACTGAACAGCGTGTTGGAAGGCACGCCACGGCTCGCCCAAGCTATCGCTGACGGCATGGGGGTAACGGTTGGCCAGTTGCGCGCATTGGGCGCACAAGGCAAGATTACTGGCGAAACGGTCTTTGACGCGCTTAAGTCGCAAGGTGACGCGGTGGAAAAAGAATTTTCCAAAATGCCGCTGACCATTAGCCAATCTTTCACGCAACTTAAGAATGAAGTTCTTAAATATGTTGGCGAGACAGACAGCGCCAGCGGGGCTAGCGCGGCTTTCGCAAGTGCAATTCAAAAGGTTGGTGACAATCTTGACACTGTTGTTAAAGTTGTTGAAGTTCTGATTACGGCGGTTGGCATTAGGCTAACAGCTAGCTTTGTGGCGTCAACGGCGGCGGCTGTTGTTGAAGAAGCCGCGCTTGTTGGTCTTACTGCAACAACTGACGTTTTGGCTTTCGCTGTTACTTCTCTTGCAACTAAACTTGCCGCTTTGTCTATTGTTGGCGGTGTTGCGTTGGCTTTTGTTGCGTTTGCTAACGACACGTTGCAAGCCAACGCGGCTATTGACCAAGCCAACAAATCGTTTGACGAAATGCAGAAGAAGGGCGGCGCGGCACAAACTCACGTTGTGGGCTTGGGTGAAGACGCGCTTGGCAGCATTCCCAAAATTGACAGCTTTGGCGGCAAAGTTGGCGAAGCAGCACAAAAGCTTTATGATATGGCGCGAGCGGCTAGGGCGGCTCGCGTTGAAATGCTGCAAACTCAATTGACCGAAAGTCAAAAGAACGAAAAGGCTTTGGCCAACGCAACACCAAGCGGGCAAGACGCTGTTGCCGGTCAAAACCGTCAAGCTTTGGCCAAAGGTGATATTCTAGGCATTGACACTAGCGTTGTTACCAATCGGGCGCGAAGCTTACTTAGTGGCGGGCGAACTGACCGTGAAGCAACGGCGGCTTATAGCAAGCAAGTTGCTGTTTCAATGGATTTGCAAGAAAAGCTGAAACAAGCGCAAACTGACCCAATTACACCGGCTGACGCGCCGATTGTCACACACGCGCCAGCGGCAGCTAAAAAGAAGACTGAAGCCAAAAGCGATGAAGAAAAGGCTTATGATAGCCAAATCAAAAAATCACAAGACTATTCCAGAAGCTTGAAAGAAGAAACGCTTGAAATTGGCAAAAACCAAATTCAAACGAAAGAATTGCAATCGGCGCGGGCGCAAGCTGAAGTTATTGCCGCTGGCGCTCGCCTTGGCACTGACGCGGCTATTGCCAAATCAAAGCAACTTGCTTCAACCATTGCTGAAGAAACTAAAGCTTGGAAAGAAAAAACCATTGGCCAAGCTGCAACTGACCTTGTAACTAACATTAAAGACGAAAACGCACAACTTCAGTTTGAAGCTTCTTTGATTGGCAAAAATGCCAAAGAAATTGAAATTTTGAACGCACAACATGACATTGAAAACAAGTTGTTGGCTATTAAAAAGAGCCTTGGCGTTGAAGCTTATGAAAAGGCGGCGGCTGCTGTCAAAGAAGAAGCTGACGCGCATATTGCCCTAGCCGCTGCAAAGGGTCAAAGTAAGTTAGACGTTGACAACGCTAAAGAATACACCGCTGCAATGAATGACCTTAACGCGACTTTGCGCGATGCTGTTAGCGGCTTTGGCGATTTATTTGGAACGGCTGGCCAAGGCTTTGAAAACTTAATTAACGTTGTTGCTGATTATGGCGACAAGGTGGCGTCAATTCAACAGCGCATTGCAGAAGCGACCGCTAACGGTAATGAAGAAGAACGGCAAAGGGCGACTGAACAACTTGGCCGCGCTAGCGTCAAGCATTATGGCGATATGTTGGGCGCTGCTAAAACTTTCTTTGCCCAAGGTTCAACCGGCTATCGCGTGCTTGAAGCTGCTGAAAAAGCTTACCGGCTTTATCAGATGATTGGCTTTGCGATGGAAATTGCAAACAAGACGCGAGCCATTGCGGTTGATACTGCCCACACGGCAAGCAGCGTGGCCAACAGCGGCGCACGCGCCACGGCTGACGGCATTGCAGGCGTGGCCAAGGCGATTGCTTCCTTGCCCTTCCCGCTGAACCTGGTGGCAGGCGCGGCAACGCTCGCCGCACTGGTGGCCATTGGCGTGCAAATGGTTGGCGGCGGTGGCGGGGCGTCTAGTTCCGCTGGCACAACCGACACTTCAAGCACAACGTCAAGCGGGGCGGGTGATAGCACTTCAATGACTAGCCCTTATAGCACGCTTCCCGGTCAGGGTGGCTTGTATGACCCCACAAATGCCAGCGGAAACGGAACGTCAACGCTCGCTAGCAGCAATGACAACAGTTACGCCAGCAACAACACGGCTAGCGGTTCAGGCTCGACTTTTGTTTATAGCCCTGTTATTCACGCTGACAACGCTGACGCCGGAACGGTTCAGCAAATTCAGGATATGCTAGACGCCCAAAAGGCCGAAACAGTGGCAATTGCAAGAGAATATGCAGCACAAGACAGGGTTGCCGCCGCAACTCGCCAACGTATCGGGAACGGTTGACAATGGCTATTATAACTTTGCCTTCAGCTTTTAGCTTTACGGCTGTCAAAAAGTTTTCGCTTCAACGGGCTGGCAACACGGTTAGGTCAAAATACACCGCCGTTCGTCAAACTGTTGTTTATCCTTACGCTGTTTGGATGCTTGAAGCTACGCTTGTTGAATATCAAGGCGCACAAGCTAACGCGGTTCGCTCTTTCCTTGTTCAGCTTGAAGGGCAAAAAAACACATTTCGTTTGCCGATTCCAGGTTACACTAAGCCGTCAACAGGATATTCAGGCAACGCTTTGGTCAATGGGGCGGTTGCAGCCCGTGCAACAAGCATGGCGATTGATGGCCTTACGCCTTCAACTGCAATTTTGAATGACGGTGATTATTTCACGGTTAATGACGAATTGAAAATGTGTGTTGGCAATATCGCCAGCAATGCCAGCGGCCAAGCAACAGTTTCTTTTCAACCATTCATGCGAAAGCCAGTGTCAGACAATGCGACTGTTACGCTTCAGAACCCAACGGTTTTGATGCAATCGGCGGATGATGACGCCGCTTGGGGCTTGTCGGCACCAACTCGCCACAAAGTCAGCTTTAGCGCAATTGAGGACGTAACCGCATGAGCAACCGCCCGCTAGACACGGCAACAGCCGCCGCAACCGATTTGCCAATTTTGCCGCTCGCCACAATTATCAGATTGGATATTGTGGGCGACCCTGTTTATTGTTGGACGGGTTTAGGTGATTTGACATTTGCGCCAGGGGCGACAGGTGACACGGCCCTTGACGGTTTAACTTTTGTTGGCACCGGCACGGCGGTTGAAATTGGCAATGCGACTGACGGCTTGGGCGGTTCTGACGCTTTGGAACTTTCGTTAGCTGGCGTTTCAATCACTGACCCAATTTTGCGCCAAGTTATCTATAATCACAACCGTTGGCAATTCAAAGCGGCTTACGTTTGGATGGTATTGCTTGACCCCGTGACTTATGCAGTTGTTGGCAAGCCTTTCAGGATTAAAACCGGGCGCATTGACCAAATGCCTTATGACGAAGACAAGGGGAAAGGCATTGTCAAGTGCAAAATTGAAGGCCAACAAGCTTACGGCAAACAGCCGCTTTTGACCCGCTATAGTGAACAAAAAGACATAAACCCCAATGACATTAGCCAAGACTATGTTTATTCGCTCGCCAACATGACAGCCAGTTTCGGAACGGTTAGTGCCGCGCCTGTTATTGTAACTGACAATTCTGACTTTTACGGCGACAGTAGGGATTTTTATTAATGGCACGTTTGGACAACTGGCAAAGCAATCTTTCAGCTTTGATTGAAGCCAAAAGAAAAGAGCCGTTCGCGTTCGGCTCTTTCGATTGTTCATTGTGGGCAGGCATGGCAATTGAAGCCGTCAATGGGGTTGATATTTATTCGCCTTACGTTGGCAGATATTCAACAGCGTTAGGCGCGCTCAAGAAGCTTAAGCAAATTGACAAAGTTAGCAAGCCAATTGAAGTCTTTGACAAGAACCTTGGCGAGCGTCAGCCTATTGCTTTTGCAAAAAAGGGTGACATTGTGTTTACTTCCAACCCTGACATTGATATTCAGTTACCGGACGATTTCGACACGTTCGGGCCTGTTCTTGGCGTGTGTTATGGGCAAAATTCAATTTTTGTTGGCGAAGCTGGCTTGATTGAAATTACAACTTTGCAATTGGATGGTTGTTTATGGGTTTCGTAA